AGAGGCCATGAGCGCGGGAGACGTGGCGGGACCTGTCGCCTCTACTGACAATGCGCTCGCCCGGTTCAACGGGACGGACGGTCAAGTCATTCAAAATTCTCTAGCCATCCTGAGTGACACTGGGGTGCTGAGTGGACTGACTGCGCTGGGCATCGGCATATCGCCCGCCAGCCTGCTGCACATCTACGAAGATAGCACACTCACTGGCACCCCAGGTGCAACCATCGAGCAAGATGGTACCGGTGACGCTCTCCTCCGGTTCCTGCTCAGTGGCACCCAGCTCTGGCAGATCGGGATTGACAACAGCGACAGTGACAAGTTCAAGATTGGCGTAGACAGCAGCTTCTCCAACGCGCACCTCACGATAGATATTAGCGGCAACGTAGGCCTTGGCACGATCTCTCCCTCCGAGCTGCTCCACCTCTCCGCGCCCGACGTGGACGATGTACAAATAGACTTTGGCAGCCCGAGCCGCTTGACTGGAGCGTCCCTCAGGTGGAACTTCACATCCAATCTATTGACGCTCGCAGCGGCAGGTGGTGGAGCGACCGGCGCGGGCGTAACTATCAACTCCGGTTCTGGAACGACCACTGGCGGTACGACAACGATCACCTCCGGGGCTGGTTCTGGAGGTTCTGCTGTCTCCGGTCCCACAAATATCAACACAGCAAACGCGACAGGAAGCAACCTGGCCGGAGCCGTCAACATTAAGCCAGGCGTGGGCGGCAACACCGGCACAGGCGGGGCCGTCAATATCACGGGTGGCGATGGAGGAACGATAGTTGGCGCTGGTGGCCTGGTCACTATCGAAGGTGGTGAGTCCGACACTGGTGCCATACGCAACGTGCTCTTGCAACCGCAGGTCTCGGGCCACGTTGGCATTGGCGAGACTGCACCCATCACCAAACTACATGTGAGCGAGGGCTCGGCTGGCGGTGGGACAGTCGCTGTTGGGACGAGGCTCACGGTGGAGTCAGATGGCAACACCTACCTGACGCTACGCTCACCCAACGCGAGCGCACGAGGCATCTTCTTCGGCGATGTAGCCAGCTCCTCTGACGGTGGCATCATCTACAACGCCGATGTGGTAGACGGCCTCTCGTTCCGCACTGGTAACGCTGGGTTCCAGATGGCGCTCGATAGTACCGGTCAACTGGGTATAGGGATCGCGTTGCCTCTGAGCCCATTGCACGTCTACGTCAACAACGCCGATACTCTTGGTACTGGTCTGACGCTGGAGCAAGACGGAGCGGGCGATGTTGTTCTGGACTTTCTATTGACCGCCACCCAACGCTGGGCGATGGGCATAGACAACGATGACGGGGACAAGTTCAAGATCGCCAGCACCGGAGGCTTGGATACAGACACGCGGCTTACTATAGAGACTGGTGGCAACATCGGCATCGGCACGAGTGTGCCTGATAGCCTTCTCCACGTCTTTGGTGGTTCAGCCGGGGCCGTCACTGCGGACGCCGAAACAATATTTACGGTGGAGAGTAATGTCGATGCCTATATATCTATCCTCACGGGTGCCACTCGCTCTAGAGGTATCTACTTCGGTGACACTGAGAGCAATATCAAGGCGGAGTTCACCTATCACGACATCCAAGGCAACGCCTTCCAGTGGGGCGTCAACTCCCTCGGCCCGGTCATGTACCTCAACAGTCAAGGGTTCTTGCAGGTTGGGCACACTGAAGATCTAGAGTTTGCATCAACAAGACTGGATGTCATAGCGTCGGCGGTCACAGTCGAGGCAATAGCCGCTACGCTGCGGATGGATGCTAGCGAGACTATGCCGTTTAACTGGACTGAGATCGGTACAGCCGTCGCGTTGCAGTTCCAGCTTCCTAGTACTGACACTACCTCGACACAAGCAGCAAGGATCGTAGCGGGCAAGGACACAGCGGATTGGACAGCGGTTGGCGATAGGGACGGTAATCTACAGTTTCATGTCACGCTGGACAATGTTTCTGCTGAATATATGCGGATCAATAGCCTTGGTCATGTAGGAATCGGCACCACTTCACCGGACGCGTCTGCGAAATTAGATATTGCTTCGGTAACTCTTGGTGTTCTACAGCCACGGATGACGAGGACACAGTTGGATGCGATTTCGTCTCCCGCTACTGGCTTAGAAGCTTACAATATAACAACCGACATCCCCTCCTACTTCGGTGGCACCAACTGGCTTCCACTGGCCGACCCTACGAATGTCATCTCTATCACAAGTCAGGCCGACTGGGACGACTTGGTGAGCAGCGGCACGATTACTATCGCGGTAAGCACCACTATCCTGCTGAAGACGTTCATCGTCACTGCCGACGAGATCGTAGTCAACGCCGGAGTGAACTTCTCGCTGCTGGGGTTGGACATCGCCAACGCGGGCATCCTTTATACCGGGGCCGGGACGTTCATCACGTCGGATGGCTTCAACGTGATGCGCATCAATGGGATCGGCTTCCTGTCTGGCAACTCCACCGGCACATTGTTCGACGTTACGAACGGCGGGACGTTCTTCCGGGTCGAGCGTATGGGAATTTTCAACTGGGCCGGACTTGGGACTATATCGAACTCTCAGGTATTTGAGATAGTCAACGCTGGAGTATTCGACACAGGATCCAAGCTAGTGCTGGACGATGTGGTCAACCTGGCCCTGGACGGGGCAAACTTCACCAACTTCGTTACTGATACGTCGGACCCCCTTATAGAGATCAAGAGCACCAAGCTGGCGGACCTCGCGGTGACGATCACCCTGACATCGAGCCTGTTGAAGCCTCTTGAGTCACTGGTAGAGATCGACGCGGCCATAGGCGACGGCTCCACGGTCGTGGTGAACAACAATACTCTATCTGGCAGCAACAAGTCCCTGTTTGAGTCGAGCGGGACGACCGGGACGTTCACAGTCGTGGCTGACGCGTCTGTCTCCGCGACCACAACCAACGTCACCGACTCAAGCGGGGTCGCCCGGTTCAACTTCACAGTCGGGCCGACCCTGTTCGTCAACCAGAGGGTCGTGGTCTCCGGCTTCACCACCAACACTGACTACAATGGAACCTTCGTCATCACCGCGACTGGAGCCGGGTTCTTCGAGGTGGCAAGCGTCGCGTTCGGTACTACGGAGTCAGGAGGCAGCTTCCTGTCTGACTCGGTGACACTGACAGACACGGCTACGACCCTGGTGGATGGCGACACGTTGGTGATCGACACCGATCTCTCGACGGACTACGATGGCGGCGCCATTGTCTACAACAAGCAGACGAACACCTTCCGGATAAACAGGCCGTTCGCAGCGACGGCGACAGGAGCCTGGGCTACCAAGGGTATAGATCAGAGTGATCCACGTATCCTCGCCTTCAACAACCCGAGCGTATTCGCCAGCAAGTACATCGGCGACGTGGTGGTCAATGGGAACGGGACGACCACCACTATATCAGCAATAAACACATACGTGGACCTCGATCTGGGGAACAACGCAGTGGCGGCCACAAACGCAGAGCGTTGGAAGCTGATTGATGATGACAACGCTGAGATCGAGTATATAGGGAATGAGCCCTACATCGGCCTGATAACGGGTCACTTCAGCGTCCTCTCGCCCGGATCTCAAAACTATGAGCTGAAGTATCAGAAGCAACTGGCCGGTGGCTCCTACGCTGATCTCCCAGACGGCATAGAGATACCGCTCGCGACAAGCTCATCGTCTGGCACGTTCCCCGTCAATGTACCCATAACCGCTGCGAAGGGCGACAGGTTCAAGCCGCTTATACAGAATGTTGATGGTACGGACAACATCGACGTGACGCATCTGTCGGCCGGACCAGCGGACCAGTAACCTGGTTTGACAAGAGCCCAATTTTAATATATGTTAACAGAACCCATGGGCTGCAAAAGCCCACAATCAGCAGAGGATGAAGACGATGACTTTGAATGAAGCAGTAGATATGGTTGACCAGGTGTGTGCCCAAGTCAGCATGCAACGGCAGGCCCACATCCAGGTACAGGTGGCGATCAGCCTCATAAGGCAAGCGACGACCGACATGGCCAAGTCCAAGAAAACCGCTAAGGGGAAGACCGCTAAGGAGGAGTAATGGTCGATTATGCATCTTTTCGACTCCTAGCTGAGAGGCTGATCGAGGCCAATGGTCGTACTTTGTCCCTCGTACGCCGGGACCAGGGCAACCCAGTTGTTGCAGCCCAGCCTTGGCGCGCAAGTACTGAGGCTGCCACGATAACTGTGGCTGTGCTGGGGGTATTCATTGAGTTCGAGAAGGAAGATTTCGACGGTACCTTAGTGCGCCGAGGGGACAAGCGGCTTCTGATCGCGGACAAGTCTGTAATCGACGAAGGAGGTGCTGCTCCTAACCTCTTGATTGAGGACTATGATCATATCCTAGACGCGACGATCCGTTGGAAGATCATCACGGCTGAGCTAATTGAGCCCGGTGATACCCGTATCATGTTTGACCTTCAGGTAAGACAGTAATGCCCATCGCAACCATAGCAGCCGCTAGGGACGAAATTCTCCTGCATTTCACAGACGCGTGGGATGCGGGGACGCCCCCTATCCCGCGCCTGCTGTACGACGATAAGCATAGGGATATGCCAGATGATGATCCTTACGCAAGGATTACGATAAAGCACAATATCTTTCCCCAGGTCACCGTTGGGGCCACGGTTGCTAAAGGTGGAAATGGCGTGCGTTTCCGCCGTTTCGGGATCGTCACGGTCCAAGTTTTCACAGTTTCTGGGGACGGCTTGACTAGCTCGGATGTTCTGGTAGAATTGGCATTGGACGCATTCGAGGGCGAGAAGACTGGCCCGGATCGGATTGAGTTCCGCAACGCGCGCATAAATGAGATTGGTCAGGATGGACCCTGGTTCCAGACCAATGTCATCGCAGAATTCGTCTATGACCGGGTGAAGTAAAGGAGAACAGGAACCATGGTAGCCGTTCAAAAGGTTGACTCCAATGTAACGGGCCTCCGATATCAGGAGGAGCTGAGCATCGGTGTCGCTAACGCCAATAATCCTTGGCTCGCGCTGGAGCCCAACAGCTATGACGACTTCGGTGGAGAGTTCTCCACGGTCGCTCGTAATCCCATTAACGCAGGTCGTCAGCGGCAGAAGGGCGTCCTCGTGGACCTCGATGCCACGGGTGGCTTCCAGAATGATCTCACACAGGACAATCTCCAGGATATTCTCCAGGGGTTTATGTTCGCTGATCTACGCGGCAAGAATGATGTTGGTGATGACCGCCAGCCTCGCCGGGCTGGTATCGGTGGAGAGTTTGACGATTATCTGATCACAGACATCGACGGTTCGAACGTGATCACCGTGGACAGCCGCGTTGCCAATACAGCAGCGGTTGTGGCTGGTGGCACGGGTTATGCAGTGGACGACATTGTTGAGTTGACCGACGCTGCCGCCACTGTCCTTCAGCGTTGGAGAGTTGCTACCATCTCAGGTAGTGCGGTTCTTACCGTTGATCAGACTGTACCTGCTGTAATTGTCTCTAGTGCGGTTCCTATCGAAGGGCGTACCGAGGCTGATACTGGCGCCGCTGCCGCTACCACAGCCATTACCGGTGGTGGAAGTGGTTTGACCTTGACAGTGACTAACCAGAATGGTCTGACATGGCAGATTGGTGACATCATCCAAATGGCTGGCCATGATGATGGTGGCAATAACGGCGTCTTCGACGTGTCTGCCGTAACCAACAATCTGGTCACCGTATCTCAGACCCTGATCCTGGACGCTACTATTAATGCGGCGGCTATCCTGACCACGGTCGGCTTCGAGTTCGTTGCTGGTGACCTTGATGTGACGGTGCCTGCTCTGCCCGCGCTACCTACCCTGGTGGCTACCGCAGCAGATTTCACCACCATGCAGCTAATCCCTGGTGAGTGGATTTTTGTCGGCGGTGACACAGTGGGAGACCTATTCACCACGGCGGCTAACAACGGCTTCATGCGTATCAACAGTGTCGCTTCCGGCGTCCTGGCAATCGACAAGTCGACTGGCACCCTGGTTACCGAGGCTTCAACCACCGAGACGGTTCGGGTCTACTTCGGTCGTATTCTCAAGAATGAGAGCGATCCTACACTTCAGGTTCGCCGCACCTACCAGTTGGAACGCCAGCTCGGTACTCCGGACGATGCACTGCCTAGTAACATTCAGGCTGAGTATCTGGAAGGCTGGGTGACCAACGAGCTGACCCTGAACTACGCAACGGCTGACAAGATCACCGTAGACCTTTCAGGCATCGCAATCGACCTGAGCACGGTTGATGGGCCGACCGCTCTTAAGGCCGGTACTCGTCCGACGCTGGTATCGGGAGACGCCTACAACACCTCGAATGACATCTCTCGCCTCAAGCTGTCGGTGCTCGACCGTACGCTCGGTTCCAACCCGACTGCACTGTTCGCGTTCTTGACCGAGTTCACTATCAACGTCAACAACAACTTGAGCCCGAACAAGGCAATCTCTGTTCTCGGTGCATTCGACGTGACCGCAGGCCAGTTCAATGTCGAGGGCTCAATGGAAGCATACTTCGCGGACGTGACCGCAGTGGCTTCTATCCGCAACAACGACGACATCACTCTCGATGTGGCAATGGTCAAGGGCGCCACAGGCGACAAGTCTGGTGTCCTGATCGACGTACCTCTAATCACCCTGGGCGATGGTCGCTTGAGTGTCGAGCAGGATGAGAGTATTACGCTGCCTCTGGATATTCCGGCTGGTGCAGACCGTGTGTTCAACCACACCTTGCTCTGGACGTTCTGGGATCATCTGCCGAACGCAGCGGACGTATAAACGGATGGAGGGTTTTATCGCCCTCCTCCTCTTCCTACTTTTTCTGTGGGAGTGGCCTCAGTTCATTCGTGGACATGAGGCCCGCTCCGCTTTGAATCCTGATCCTATTGAGGCTCGGATCAGGATGGCCCGCATGAAAGCGGGTCTTACCCCTGAGCCCGAAGACTGAGGAGATGACAAATGGCAGACCAAAAGAAAAAGAAGTTCGACGAGATGAGCATCTGGGAACTGTACGAGACCGATCTGGACAAGGAGGTTGAGGGTTTCTGGCATCAGGTGAACAAGAAGATCAGCGTCAAGTTGGCTCGTGCCGGTGGCGCGAACTTGGCATTCTCCAAGGCGATGGAGGAAAAGACCCGGCCTCATCGTAAGCGCGGTGGAGCATTCGAGGGCGAGAATGTAGATGTGGATCTCGCCACGGATATTATGAAGCAAGCGTTTGCGGAAACAATCATCCTCGACTGGAAAGGCTTCACGAAGAAGGCGGACGGTAAGCCTCTAGCCTACAATGCCAAGGTCGCTTACGAGATGATGGTTGCCCTACCTGACTTGTATGTGGAATTGCGCGATGCTGCTGGCGCCGCTGCAAATTACCGCATCGAGGACATCAAGGCCGACGTGGGAAACTGACAGCGGTCCTTCTCTATCAGATTGAGCAGGGACCGAACGAAGCTAAGATCATTGCACAGGCGCGCAAGCTGAATATGCCCGTGCCTGACAAGTTCAAGAATAAGCCGGAACTCAAATCCGGTCTTGAATTGTACTGGAAAGCATTTCAGGACCTGTCCAGTGATCGGGACATCGGCATGGGTATTGGACCGATCCCTTGGTCCTCCATTCATGCTTGGGGCTCTCGTAACCATATCTGGGGTGACGATTTCGAACGTCTTGTTATGATGATCCATGGGCTGGACGCTGTATATATGGATAAGCAGGCGAAGAAGTCCAAGAGCAGAATGGGCAAGGGCAAAGGCAGCTTCACCAAGACTAAGGCAATGAGGAGCAAATAATGGTAGGCACGTTTCCATTTAGCGCACTGCCCCGGCGTATGGACGACTTAGGCAAGACCATAAATAAGGGTGTGTCTAAGCTGGCCCAAGATGTTGCCAAGGGCATTGGGGCCACGGTCGTCGATACGACAAAGGTGGACAAGGGGGTTGCCCGATCCAACTGGCGTGCTACTATATCTGCACCTGCTTCTGGAACCATTCCCGCGTATTCCCCTGGCAACAAGTTGGGCCTTGGTGAGACGGCCAACGCCGGGGCTGCAAAGGCTCAGCAGAAGCAAGCTATCGAGCGGTTCGATGCATCGAAGAACACTAGCATCTTCATCACCAACAATGTCCCTTACATCGCAGATCTCAATAATGGCAGCGCCATACATGCTCCCGGTCTAATGGTTGAACAAGGACTTCAGACTGGTAAAGCAATCCTTGAGGCGAATGCAGGCAAGGTACTGGATACCAAGTAGATGGCCACCGAAACCTTTATCATTGACGTTAGAACGCGCGGCACCAAACGGTCGGCTGCGGACGTTAAGCGCATTGGCACCTCGGCAGCGAGTGTCAGAAAGACCCTAGCGTTCCTGCGTAATGCTCTGGTCGCTGTGGCCGCTATCCGGGTGTTCGCCTCTCTCACGGCTGACCTCGTTAATTTTTCTGACCAGATGTTGGTCGTGAAGGCTGTCACGGGTGCCGCGACTGAGGAGTTCGTGAGGCTGAGAGAGGTAGCTAAAGGGCTCGGTGCCACCACCCGGTTCACTGCCTCGGAAGCTGCCGAAGGTATGGCATTCCTAGCGCGTGCCGGTTTCGACGTGAATGAAGTCATTTCGGCTATCCCCGCCACCTTGAATTTGGCAGCCGCCGCTCAGCTTGAACTCGGTAATGCTGCCGACATCGCGTCCAACCTCATGACTTCGTTCGGTAGGTCCACGGCTGAGCTGCCGGATATTATCGACACCTTGGTCTTCACGGCCAACAACGCGAACACTACTGTCCAACAGCTCGCTGACGGTTTGAAGCTGTTCGCACCTATCGCTTCGCAGCTTGGCATTAGCCTTAAAGATGCATCATCGGCCATGGCAGTTCTCGGTGACGCGGGTATTCAGGCATCATTGGCCGGTACCGGTGTCCGTCGCGTGCTCACCGATCTCGAAGCGCCAACCGGTATGCTGGCTAAGGCATTGGATGCTCTGGGCATCGGCTTCGAGGAGGTTCGTCCTTCTGCTGTCGGTCTCGAAGGCGCATTGCAGAGGCTCAAGGATGCTAATGTTGGTGCCTCAGTATCCTCGCTCCTATTCGGTAAGCGCGGTGGCTTCGTGGCCGCTCAATTGCTTCGTGCCCTCGGCCCGATGGGTGATTTCAGAGATGAGCTGGAGCGGATTGAAGGGGTCGCTAAGAAAGCGGCTGACGAGATGGAGTCAGGTCTTGGCGGCGCTCTCCGTCTAGTGCGGTCGGCATTCCAGAACCTTCTAATTACATTCGGTGACCTCGGTACCGAGAGCTTCCTAAACGAGTTTTTCCGTGATCTAGCTGAAGGTCTTCGGATTTTCGCACGTAACGCAGATGATGTTGTAGCCTCCGTAAAAGTCTTACTCGCTGTGTTCGTTGCTGCTAAGATTGTGGCTTTTGGCACTGCCATTTTCGGTGTCAACACTAACCTTGGACTCTTGATCAGGTCCTTGAAGATTGCTCCAGTGGCTACGCTTAAGGCTGTGTTTAGCTTCCAGGCTCTCCGGGCTGCGATGTTATCTATTCCGTTTGTTGCTGTTATCGCAGCCATCACGGGCACTATTGCTGCTCTAGTTCTTTTCAGGGACGAGATCAAGCTGGCATCAGATGATGGCGGTACTATGGCCGACGTGTTCACCACCCTCGGTGACGCTCTCGGAGACGAACTCACGAGTGCTATCAATTCATTGGGCTTTGACTTCTCGGGCTTCGGAGACATTGTTAAGACAGTTACCTCCGCAGTGGCTTCGGCTATCGAAGGAATCATTGCTACCTTCTTCGGCCTTATCAGGGTGGTGAAGAATGTCTTCGGGCGGATTAGCCTATTTTTCAAACTGTTTATCCAGGGGTTCAACACTATTATCACTGGTTTGAAACTTGGCATTAACGCTCTCTCAGTAGCATTAGGTAGGGGCATAGTTTTTGAAGGTGTCACTGCTGATGTTAAAGCGTTGAGAACAGAATCGGTGAGATTGAATAAGGAACTCGCGGATACTGAAAGTCTCTTTCAATCCGTCGAGAGGGGAACCCAGGCTTTTCTTGACAGGCGGAAGCAAACAACCGAACTTCGTCGTGCCGCTGAGCGTGATGCAGCTATCGTCCGTGAAGAAAGGACTATCGGATTTCAGGTACCTGAGGTGAGGCCAGAAGCTGATGCTGGCATCACTGCGGAGGACCTCTTTGGTGATCCAGATGCGGACAAGCGGATTAAAGAAATTGAGTCGCTCACGGAATCTCTTCGTGGCCTAGAGGCTGCGCATTTTCCTCTGCTTGCTGTACGGGACGCCACTAAGGAAGTTCTGGACACCATCAATGAGGCTGAGGCTAAAGGTATCAAACTACGGGTGGATAAGAACGAGTTGATTAGGCGGTCGATCCGGGAGCAGATTGGCGCCAACAAGACGATTGAGCAGGCGGCCGAAGAACAAGAAGTTTTGAATAACGCTCTCAAACGGAGCATAATCTCTCTTGAGGAGTTCGAGTTCCTATCTCGTAGGTCTGCCATCACCTTCTTGGAAAGTCAGCGTGACGCGGCTTCCGGTGCGGAGAGGGCCTTCTTGAAGTTGCAGCAGGACGCTACTGACGCTGCCAAGTTCACTGAGATGGTTATGACCGATGCCTTCAAGTCTATCGAGGATGCTGTGGTAGACTTCGCGCAGACTGGCACGTTCAGTGTCAATGACTTCTTCCGCAACTTTGGGGAGCAGCTCCTTCGTCTGGGTACGCAGCAAGCCATCGCTGGTATCGGTAGTGCCTTCCCTGGTGCGGGTGGAGGAGTACAGACGGGTGGCGGTGCAGGAGTTGGTGGTCTATTCACTTCACTTCTTGGCAACTTCTTACCTGGGTTCCACGAGGGTGGCGCATTCAAGGTAGGGTCCGGTACAGCAGTGCAATCTCTTCCTGGAGTCGACAATCGGTTGGTGGCTTTCCGGGCACGAGAGGGTGAAGAGGTAACTGTTACTCCGAAGAACCAGGGTGGCGTCGGCGCAGTCGGCCCGACTAACATCGTATTCAATGTACAGGCCAAAGATGCAGATAGTTTCGTACGATCACAGCCTCAGCTCCAGAATAAATTGTTGGCTGGTATATCACAGACGCGGAGGAGACGTTAATGGCATATCTGGTAGGCGTTCGTTTGGATGAGAATATTGAGCGTGGTGCTCTGGGTGGCGCACGGTTCAACACATCTGTTCTCCCGTTGGATAGTGGGTTCGAGAAGCGCAACATCAACTGGTCGGTTCCGGTTTCTGAGTTTGATATTGGGTTCGGTCTACTGCTGAAATTCCAAGTGGACCCTACCGATGTACAGGTTGACGTGGACCAGCTAATCAACTTCTTCTATATTGTTCAGGGCAAGGGTCAATCGTTCCGCATGAAGGACTGGTCTGACTTTGAGATTGGTTATGAGAATGGAAGTACAGCCGGGATTTCCGCTCAATTCCTTGGGCTGGGTGACGACACGACTACCGACTTTCAGATTTTTAAGAGGTACACCTTCGGTGGCAACACGTTTGATCGCCTCGGCCTTACTAAGATGGTGGACAACTCCAAGGTCGTGCTGAACTTAGACGGCGTTCTTCAGGCCAATCCTGCTGACTATACCATCGACGCAGATAGGGGTTTGTTTAAATTCGTGACCGCCCCCGCCTCTACGGGTGGCACTGGCCCTGGTGGTGCGCAGCTAATCGAGTTTCGGTGCGAGTTTGACTTGCATGGGCGTTTAAACACTGACGATCTGCAAATAAACATGGAGATATTCAACGCGGGGTCGTGGCCGAATATCCCGTGGATTGAATTGCGTGGCAATGGAATTGACTGATGACAAAAACAACTACTGCGGGGATGGACACCCACCTGCTTCAGAGCGTAACGACGCTCGCTATGGCGACGCTCATAACGCGAACTGACGGCACCAAGTTCCACCTCACCACTTCTTCTGAGAATATCACAATCGACATCGGAGACGGTGACGGTGAACAAGTGTACTCTGCTCAGGAAGGTGTCTCACGTACTAATGTCGAAAGCGATGCTGAGCTGAATGTAGACAACCTAGACATCGTGGGCGTCTTTGACAATGTGCTACTGAAGGAACAAGAGCTGCGCCGGGGTCTGTTCGATTTCGCGGACTTCAAGATTTTCGTCTTCAATCATCGGGACACTACGAACGGCATAGTCAAGATTTTCCGGGGTCAGTTCGGTGAGGTGATAGTTACTAAGCAGGACTTCTTTAAGGTCCAGGTGCGTTCGCTCGTACAGGTTTACAGTAAGGAAACCGGTGAACACTACAGCAAGGACTGTCGTGCCGATCTGGGTGACATCCGCTGCCGTGTACCGATCATCTTTGAAGCAGACGCCACTGACCAGATTGATCGGACATTCCCTGTGAGCCGGATTTCAGGTAGCATCGCCTATCAACTTGGTGACTTTGTGGCTGTTCCGACCAGTCCAGCTAACAATGATTGCTCCCAGGTTCAGATGAATTTCGAAGGTGTGGATGGAGCTACGTCCGGCGCTGGCTTTGTGAACCAGGGGACATCTCCTGATCCTAGTATCATAGGTTCGCCTGAGATCGACACGGCTCAAATTCCTGCTGGTGGCACGAGTACCAGTTCCATGTTGTTTGATGGGAGCACTGACGGGCTCAGCTTTGCTGACGCTACCGCGCTGGAGTTCCTGTCAGGTGAAGCTACCATTCATGGTCACTTCCGCTTGGGTGCCACAGGTGTGATCCAGACCCTTGCTTCTAAGTTCGATGCCACGGGTAGCCAGCGAGCCTGGATTCTGACAATCACCGCAGCTAATGTGCTTCAGTTTGTAGTCTACGATACCGGCTCTACTATTGACGTTACCCTGCTGGGAACTACTGCGTTGACGACTGGCGTGAACCATCATGTTGCAGTAGTCCGTAAGAGTAATGGCGACTGGCAGATGTTCCTGAACGGTACCAGTGAGGCTGGCCCCACTACACCTACGGGAAACGTGTTTGACAGTACAGCTCCTATTCGTCTAGGCGTTGGGGATGCCGGTACGACAGACTTCTTCAATGGACACCTCGATAGCTGGGAGGTCATTGCTGGCTTCGCGCGCTGGGAGGCAAATTTCACGGCCCCCACTGGCAATCTGTCTAACACGAATGCGACGCTGATTTGGGAAGACTACGGGGATCGTATTTATGAGGTAACTACGGCTGGCACGTCTGGCGTCTGCGTCAACACTCCGGATGAAACCATCAGCAATACGCACAACCAAGGTGGGGCAGTTCTGACGGCCAATCATTCGTGGATGCGTCTCGCTGAGGTGACGGTAGTGGACGGCTCAGACCCTCGGCGCATCTTCACAGTGACCGAGCTGACACCTATATCAGGTCAGACTGTTGGCTCGAACCGCCTACCATCCGCGTTAGGTTTCCCAAATGACTGGTTCAACGGTGGCGGGTGCTTGTTCGAGACAGGTAACAACGCAGGCCGGGCGCTGGAGGTACGCGACTTCACCGAGGGGGTAGGCTCACAGGTGATCGAATTGATTACAGACTTGCCATTCGATGTAGTAGTCGGTGATAAGATACGCATCTTCCCTGGCTGTGACAAGACCAATGCGATCTGTATCTCGAAGTTCAATAGCGGAATTACCTTTGTGGGTGAACCGTACGTACCTGGCGAAGATATCCTGGGGCAGTATCCAAATGCGAGGTAGAGTGAAGAAGATTGTAGTAGGACCTAACCCTTTAGTGGGAATTCGCTACACCCCTGACGGTCCTTGCGTTCACGGACACTTGGCAGAACGATACGTTAAAGGTAATGTCTGTGTAGCATGTCGCAGGGAGACTGTGCTTAAGCGACATGAAAAGACTGTAGAGAGTCGAAGGAGACAGGAGGCGGCTTGGCGTATAAAGCGTATAGGCCAGGTTCGAGATAAGGATAGAAAGCGGAGTGCAGTACGGTATGAGCAGAATCCTGAAAAAGTTAAGGCGGCTAATGCTAGATGGTGGAAGAATAATCCTGATAAACGTCGAGCTTATAAGTCAGCGCGTCGAGCTAGGGAGCTTCAGGCAGTAGGTTTTTACACCGAAGAAGATGTCCAGAAACTCATGGCCGCACAGTATGGTCTCTGTGCAGCGCCTCACTGTGAAGAAAGTATAGAACACGCTTACCATGTTGATCATGTTGATCCGTTGGTTAATGGAGGAACTAACTGGCCTGATAATCTTCAGTTGCTCTGCCCGACTTGCAATTGTAGCAAGGGAGCGAAGGACTATGAGATATGGTGTGAGGAGAAAATCAATGCACGTTAAGTCAAAAGAGATTGTGGCTATAGCCAAGGGATTGGTTGGTGTTAGGTATCGGCACCAGGGTCGGAACCAGGCTGGACTGGACTGTGCTGGACTGGTTATCGTGATCGCACACATGCTTGACCTGACTGACAAGGATACGACAGCCTATTCACGTCGGCCAAATGCCACGGAGTTCACCGCCTTCATGCTTGAGGCAGGTTGCACTCAGCTTAGGAACGACGGGTTGGAGCACGGCGACATCGTACGGCTGAACACTTCTGGCTGGCCAGTTCACCTCGGTGTATACGAGATTGATGACCGGGGCCAAGAGTGGTATACTCATGCATTCCTGCCCCATAAGAAAGTCACACGCGATTTGTTCACGGATGTCGTGAAGCGCACCATGAGTTCTGTCTGGAGGTTCCCTAGCTAATGGCTTCCCTTCTAGTATCAGCAGCAGTTAATATCGCGGTTGGGCTCTTAATAAATTCGATCTTCCCGCCGCCAGATATTCAACAAGAAGGCCCTCGGCTCACTGAGCTGGGGTTCACTTCGGCTGCCTATGGCAAATTCGTAAACGTCGTTTTCGGAACTGACCGCATTGCGGGCAACATCATTGACGCCACCGACCCAGCGATTGAGGAAATAGTATCCACGGAAAGCACATCTGCCGGTGGCAAGGGTGGCGGGCAGACGGTGAACACTACAACGTACACCTACTTCTTGACGTGCCGCATAGCTTGGTGCATTGAGGGCGCTGATACTATCATCCGTTGGTGGGGCGATGGGAAGCTGATTTACGATGCGACGGGTACTTCTCAGTTTCTCAAGAGCGGTGTTACGATGACTTTCTACCCAGGTGGTATTGATCAGATACAGGACCCTGAGGAAGTTGTTCGCCGTGGCTCAAACATCCCGGCATACGGTCACCTGACTACACTTAAAGTGGACAGGATGCCTCTGGCTGACTTCGGTAATCGTATTCCGAACTTCACCGCAGAGATTGCGTTTGCATCAACGACAAATAATCCTTTCTTGGCGCTGACAGAACCGTCCGGATTAGACGTGCCAGGTTCATTGTCTGGCGCAGACGTATCCTTCATGAGTTTCAATCCAGACCGTAACGAATTATATTCTCTTAAAAGTTCTCCAGCGGGTAGCTGGGTGGTAGATGCATCAACAATGACTTTTAAGACCCTCACTGGGGGAGATGGAGGATTCTCTGAGCCGGTTGTAGGACGAGATGGATTTTATTATGGCGGAATAGGTACGAGCAACAGTTCCCGCCTTCAGAAATTTGATGTGGAGACAGGAACCCTCGTGGCTGAGTTCGTCGGCCCCCACAATCATTTGACGGACGATGCAGAGAACTACGGCAACTCGGGTTTATGGTACCAGCTATCAGCAGCCGTACCTGGTGCGGGAATCAAAAGTACTGTATTCCATATGAACACAGGCTTTGGAACAGCTAATGGATCGGTTACCGACCCCGACCTCATCGGCGTAGCCACCCCCATCGTCCATGTGTTCTCTACAACTGACGGGTTCCCTAGTGAGACCATGAGCGGTTTCGGTATGCCTGATCACGAGCGTGGCAGGTTCTTCATGCTACTGGTGAACACTGCCAATAATTCATACGATTTGTTCAAGGTGATACCTACCTTCTCCGTAGGAACGAGCGGTTACGCTCTGGACTCAGTTATTGTTACAACCGTTAAGCAATTTACGAGAGGAACCTTTGCGGCAGGAAATGACTTTGAAGGCGTAGGTACCCTTACAGGCTGGGCGCTAAACGATGCGAACGGTGACCTGATGATGTGTAACGGGACGTCCATTGTGCTGTATAATCCAGACTCAAATACCGTTCTAGCTCAGCTCTTGAACGGCAATCTCGCGGGTCGCAATAACTACTACAGTGGTAGCACATTTGGCTTTGGCACAGGGGGCACATCAGGAGGTAACTTCTTTCTAGTAGACACTCGTACACTGGAGATACTTAAGACGATAGATGTCGGTGACGTTGGACTTACTGGTAACGAGGTTCTGCATGATGAGAGCCTAGTGTGGGATGACCGGGTACAGGCATTAATGCTTTCCAGGGTAGACATTGGCTCAGATGCATCCGTGGGCCAACGAATAGTCAAAGTATTCCTGAACCGTGTTGGCGCAGCGGGAGTGGGCCTCGATACCGTAGTCTCTGCTCTTTCTACCTCGTATCAACGCCAGACTATGGCGGGACTGGACGCTGCTGACATCGACGTGACAACACTAGCCGGTGATACTGTGCAAGGATATACTCTTAACCGTCAAAGCACGATGAAATCTGCGCTTCAGCCATTGCGCGACCGGTTCTTGTTCGACGCGCACCAGTCTGATTGGATTATCAAGTTCCCTAAGAGAGGAGCTACGCCCACAGTGACTATCCCAGAACAGGATGTGGGTATCCTTAAGCGTGGCCGGTCCCAGACCGACGAGCCTGCTGTACGTGAAATCCGACAGGATGATTTGTCCCTACCAATGTCTTTGTCCGTCCGATATCGGAATAAGGATATCGACTACCAGGTGGACGTAGAGCGCGACAAGCGCCACCTATTTCCGAACCCTACAATGCGGTCGAAGTCGGAACGCACTCTGGACATTCCTCTCGTCGAGCAGCCTACTGCGATGAAGCAGTTGGCACAGAAGACCTTACTGACTCTGTGGAATGAGAGAGTATCCTACAAAACTATTGTACCTTGGACTTATCTCAAGCTGGATGCGACCGACGTGTTCAACATGGGTGTCTTCAACGAGACGCATCAGCTTCGGATGGCTGAGAATGACTTTGGTCAGGGGTGGGCTATCGACCTAACAGGTGTGGTTGAAGACACCAAGTCCTTCAGTTCTACGCTGGCTGGCGCCGCTGGCCTAGGTCATGTGGGTACGGTCGTGCCATCGAGCCTACCTACTCGCCTCACTCCGTTAGATGCTCCTATCCTTAGCTTAGAGGACCTTCTTTTCACGGCTCTGTCTAATGCCTATATGGCAGTGGGTGCGTTCGAAGCTGGTTGGCCAGGTGCCTCTGTTCTGAAGTCCTTAGACAATGTGGCGTACACTTCAACTGGTAGCGTTACTCAGGAGGCTGCTATCGGACGTGTACAGACAGCCCCTAGCGCGTGGGGGAGAATTGAAGGGGATTTTCGAAATCGTTTTCAGGAAGTAGCAGACGGCGGTACTATGGTTATAATCCCGTTGCGTCGCGCTGACGAGTGGGTTACGACTACTGAAACATTGGTTCTGTCTGGAGCTAATACAGTGGCAGTGATCCGGGCCAGTGATGCTGCGGTCGAAATTCTAAATTTCCAGAACGCTACCTTGAATGATGACAACACGGTGACTTTGACTAAGCTGCTTCGAGGGCGCCTGGGCACTGAAGACATCGTTGATCTAGGTATTACAGCCAATGACACTGTGATATTGCTGTCAAATGCTGCCAATGTCAAAGAAGCCGGTCCTATAATTAAACAGGCTCTAACCCTCTCAGAGCTGGATACGTCACTGTTCTTCAAGGGTGTCACGATTGGCACTTTGATTGAAGATGCTCCAGTAACCAGTGCCACGTACACCGGCCGGGACATCAAACCATACTCTGTAGCAGGTATTGCCGCATCCGGAGCTGTTGGCGCCGACTTGACTATCACATGGAACCGACGAACGCGCGGTCCTCTGGCTGCTGAGTGGTTGGACGGTACGGGCGTTACCCCTATCGGTGAATCCATTGAGCAGTATATCGTAACTATAGCTGACGGCATTGCATCTGATGTTGTCAAAACGGTGAACGATGCTGAGACAGTGACATTTACTATCGCCGAATTATCTGCTCTTACTCCGCAGTTCACGATGGACTGTCGAATGGTGAGCGGGGTCAGCTCGGCTATTCTTTCGCCATCTGTTCTCAAGGACGTGTACACTCCCATCATAGGGATAAGACCAACCCTAGTTGGCACTGAGACTACCGCCACTGCGGGCACCACACTAACTGCTGTGGTCACGATCCCCGCAGGCACGTTGGACGGGCACGTTATGATAGCCACGGCAGCTTGGGACGGCGGCACCATAAATCTGCCAGCGGGATGGAATTTGCTATGGAGGCGCCGGGGCAATCCTACTGGTCAAACGTCTGGCTCTGACATAGAGAAGGCGAGCAGCGCAGCGTGGTATAAGGTGGCCGCTTCCGAGGGCTCCGATGTCACGTTCACTGTAACGGAGGGTTCAGTACAGGAGGGAATAGCGGCTGCCGTCATGACTTATCAAGATGCAGGTATACCTACCGTCTCCGCGAACCAGTTCCAGGATTCAGACACGTCCACCCATGAGGCCCCCTCCATAGATGTTCCCCTCAATAACTCTGTGCTACTGTGCCTCGCTACGTCTGGTCGTGGAAACGGCTCGTACACACCGCCATCCGGCATGACAGAACAGTATGACCATGAATCGGCGAGCGGCTTCGCTGGTGTCACCGCTTCCGTGGCGACCGAGCCCATTGGGGCTGGGGTCACTGGAACGCGCGACTTCACGTACTCTGACAGCCGCAACTACGCGTGCGGCACTCTCGAAGTGCCACCGATTGTAACATTCGCATAAAGGATATAACCAATGGCTACCGAAAATCTCCAGATACCTGATATCCAGGCGAGCCAGAACTCAAAGGAAGTGACGGCAAACGCTGCGCACAACCTGCTGGATAGGGCACTGAACAATAATGTCTCAAAGGCTATCACTGTAGCCACGTCGTTTACGACGACCGAAACGCGTGAGAACATTATCGTCGAGTTGACCGGTACTCCTGGTTCCGCCCTCAACATTGACATGCCTGATACCAACAATCGGTTCATGGTGGTCGTCAACAACACTGATGACGTGATGACGATCCGCAACTCAGCCGGTGGCGGCACGGGTCAACCGGTCATTCCAGTCGGACAGATCAGCATCTTCCAGTATGACGGAACCAACTTCTTCGATCTAATTGCGTTGGGCCTTCAGACCGGTTATATGCCATTGGTTCTCGGTACACTTCGCGATATCGTAGCTAACGAAATCGGTGGGCCTCTCGACGACACCACTACTCCTGCCTTCGAGCGCATCAACGGCGCGACCGACAAGGGACTACGCGTTCTCTGGGTAGCATCGAATGTCGATGAGGTGGCTTTCCCTGAGGTCTACATGCCGCCTGACATTGACGCGAGCCAGGATCTGACTATCCACCTCGTAGCTGAGATGTCTGGAGCGACGGACAGTCCTACTATCGACGTGCAGGTGTTCGACAGCTCAGGTGATACTGAGATGGGTGGCGCTACGGCTGCCATAACCAACACACGGGCTGAGGTTTCCGTAACCATTTTGGCGGCTAACATCACGGGCCACCCCTTGGGTTGGCTCAGCATTTCTCTAATACCAGGAGCGCACACGACAGATACCCTGGCTGTGTTCTCTGCCTGGATCGAGTATACGAGGAAGGTTGCTTAGGTCATCGTTTTCCCGTAATATACAGTTCTCAACCTCCTCCAAACAGGAAAAAGGAGACATCCCATGTTATCATTTCTCACCAGTATTGTGGGCTTAGCTGCGATTTGTGGCTATGTCTATGTTGGCGTTATGTTCGGTCGTGTAAGCGCCAAGGCCGGAAACGGTATCGGTCGTGCAGCTTGGGACGCCCTCGTGTGGCCCGTGATGGGCTGGGCTGCTATCGAGAAGCTCTACAAGATCACTCCTCCGGCGGAGTAGACAAGATGGGACATCTTAACTCCGAGGGGAGGTGATCCGGTATCTCAGGTGCGGGGGCCTCCTCTCGGGTTGAGGTCCCCCACTCAGATACCGGAATAAGACGATGGAAAAAGAAGTCACTGGATTTCGCGCATGGCTCAGGAGCAAAGCGAAGATCATGAAACTATACTCAGGAGCGATTGCTGCTGTCATTGGTGTGATTGTCGGATACCAGCAGCTCGGTGGTCCCCTGCCTGCCACTCAGTCTGACATAACGGAGCTGCGCCAAGAGGTGGGCAGTAACACTAGATTGATTCTCGGACAGGAGTGGGAGCGTCTGAGGGCTAAGTTTTATGATTTGCGTGATAAACTCGCTAAAGATCCTTCCAACCGCGATCTCCAGAAGGATTTAGCTAAAGCCGAGGCATCACTCCTCGAAACCGAAAGGTTACTGAAGTAATGGCTAGATCCCCCGGCAAGTTCCGAGTTCATAGCGGCTCAGGCGGAATGCTTGGCGCAGCCGCTAAAATTCGGAAGCAAAGTTCTGGAGCAAATAATGCTTTCGCACATGCCTTTGCTAAAAAGGGTAGCGGCGGCGGTGGCGCCCTTGATAAAGGTGGGGGCGTTACTGGGCCTGGAAGTGGAGTAGACAATTTGCTTCTGGAAGGTGCTTTGGCTGATAACCTTCTCTTAGAAGGTCCCTCTCAGGAAGATGTTTTGATATTGGAGTAAGAACTAATGGCTGACCAAAAACTATCTGAACTAACTGCTCTCGCAGTGGCCCCCGCCGAGGGGGACGAGGTATACCTGCGTGATGTAAGTGAGGCTGGTGAATCGCAGCGTAAGCGTGTCGCCATGTCTATTATTCGGCTCGCAATGGGACAATTTCTGAAACTGAAGGATTACAGCGAGGAGCAGACAACTCCAGCGAGTTCATCTGGCACGCTGGTGCTGGACCTAGAGAACGGCAACGTCTTCGAGGTTACACTCACGGAGAATGTCACTACGCTGACGCTTAGCAATCCACCTGTCTCCGGCGATGCTGGGGCGCTCACCCTCATCCTCTCGCAGGATGGGGCGGGCAGCCGCACGTTCGCGTGGCCCGCGTCCACCCAGTGGGCTGGTGGTGTCGCGCCCACGGTGTCACCCGCTGCCAACGCAAAGGATATCTACACCCTCATAACAACCGACGCTGGTACCACCTGGTACGGCATGATCGGTGGACAGGTCTTCAGCTAATGCTTGGTTTACCTTGGAGAGTTATGGCTGGCGCAGCAGGCGGTGGGGGCGGTCCCGCGTACACTGCGAACGGTGTGCGCTTCGACGGGACGAATGACTATCTCAATCGTGGTGCCGACCTGACGGGTCAGGCAAACTCCAACCTCGCCCTGGTGTCGTTCTGGTTCCAGATGCAGGGCGGCAACGCTGTGCAGCAGAGAATATTCGGCGACAACTTCGGCCCCACCATTCACTTCAACAGGAATAGTGCCAACAAGCTGGCCTTCATCTTCCTGAACTCGGCCCAGTCGACCAATACCTGGGCTGTCACGCCCACCGAGATATACTCCACCACGGTCAACTCAGGGTGGAACCATGTCCTCCTGACCATAGACACCATCGCCCCTCGTCGGCAGATATATGTAAATGACGCGGTTCCCGCCTCTCTAGACACCGACATCCAAAACTCCGGCAACATCGGTTGGAACCAGTCTGGCATCTCCAACTGGACGGTTGGAGGGGTCTTCAACGGCACGCAGTTGTCCAATATGGACATGGCTGACTTCTACGTGAACCAGGCAGCGAGTTTGGACCTGTCCGTCGTGGCCAACCGACGGAAGTTCATAGACGCCTCCGGCAAACCAGTAGACTTGGGCTCTGATGGTAGTACGCCTACGGGCAGCGCGCCTCTGGTGTTCCTAGAGGGACCGACTGTAAGCTGGCACACCAATGACGGTGGCGGCGGTGGATTCACTGAGAACGGTGCTCTCACCGATGCATCAGACAGCCCGAGTGATTGATCATGGCAACACGCAATAGAAAATCCGTAGAACTCTGCTGGCTGCACATGGATGTCGCACACTCAGCATATGACGAGGTGCGAGCAGCATTGGCAGCCGTACACGAGAAGTCTGGAGCTGTCCTCAGTTGCAATATGAATTTCGATGGCACCCAATGTCTGATCAAGTTGCTCGGTACTATGCCCACGCTGACTGCGAAGCAATCCGAAGCAGTGAAGCGCATATACACTGACGCCGATCATGATGAAGCCGTGGCTATGGTGTCTACCTTCGCTACGAAGACCGATGCCAGCGCCGGTTGGCGGGCTCCTACCTCATAGGATATCTCTATGGAGCACCTTGAATCTGGTAGACGACTGGCCCGTAGGCGGATGGGCTGGCTCAGCTTCACCGCCCTGTTAGTCGAAGCGGGTGTGCTCCTGGCTGGGGTCTTCTTGGGAGGCCCTATCTTTGCGGCCAACCTCACCGCCGCTGCACCGATCCTCACCGGATTGTTCTGGGCTCAGGCTGCTATCGTGGGTGCATACCTAGGAGTTAGCCTCACCGAAGCCCTGAAGAAGTAGGTTTTTCTTGACATTCGGAGCTGGAGGGTGTATACTACCCTCTCAATTAACCATGAATGGCTCTCAGGAGCCGCTGGAGGATGATTATGGTTGGTGGGCTACTCGGAGGTGCCGGTCTTAAGGTGGCGCTCGTGGTGGGCTTAGCGGTCGCTGTGGGTGGTGCTTATTGGCACTACACTATAGTTAAGGGTGAACGTGACGCTGCTCTCCAACAGGTGGGCGCCCTCACACTATCAAATGCGGTCCAGGTTACCACTATTGAAGACCAGACGAAGGCCATCGCTGAATGGTCAGTGGCTCAAGAGCGGATGCAGGCCACCTTGGATGCAATGGCCACGAATCAAGTTGAAGCCAATGTCACGGCTAAGGAGCTAAACGATGTACTCTCAAGACACGATCTCCACGCGCTCGCGTTGGCCAAGCCGGGGCTTATTGAGCGCCGTATCAATTCTGGTACTGCTGACATTTTCCGCATGTTCGAGTCTGCCTCCGGTGAAGGTGATATCCAGTAGCGTCCAGATCGAGCGACCGGATTCCCTACCAGTTCTACCTAATCCTAGACCTATTGAAACTGTCCCATTCAAATGGAAAGTGATCAACCGTGACCGCTTGCCAGAGGGTGACCAATGGGTATATATTGCAATTACCCCAAAGGAATATGAAGTACTGTCCAGAAATATGGCGGAGATATTACGGTGGGTTAAGGAGGCGCGGTGGCGTCTCGGGTACTATCGCAAAGAAGGAAGCCTCGATGGACACGGAACTAGCGAATCGGCTGGCGGAGATGCAAGTGGGGATAACCCGGATTGATGGCCGCTGTGAATCAATACACGACAACCAGGAATTACTGGGCGCGGCCTTGGTACGTCATGAGGAGCGCGACCGACTGGACTTCAGAGATGTTCAAAAGCGTGTAGCCAAGGTTGAACGCAGACAGAACTGGATACTGGGGGTCGGAACGAGTTGTGTGTTTGCCATAACTCTGGCTGCGGCTTTCATAAAAGGAATGTTCGGAGGATAACGATGTTTCGTTTAGGGAGGCGTTCAGTCTCGCGGCTCAAAGGCGTGCATCCTGATTTGGTTCGGGTAGTCAAGCGGGCCATCACTTGCACAGTCTGTGACTTCACGGTTCTCGAAGGAGTACGCTCAGAGGCCAGACAGCGCGATCTATTCGAGGCGGGGGCTAGTAAGACAATGAACTCTCGTCACTTGACCGGCCACGCGGTAGACCTCGGCGCCTATGTGGCTGGCCGAGTAGACTGGAGCTGGCCTCTCTATTACAAGATTGCCGACGCCATGAATGAGGCTGCCGACGCTCTGGGTATTGATATCATATGGGGCGGTGATTGGGATGACGATGGGGACTTCGAGGATGAAGGTTTCCGCGACGGACCACATTTTCAACTTCCGTGGGCAGAATATCCAGCATAACCTAAAAGGACGATGACAATGAATGATAAACAACCAACCGTGGAGCAGAGCCTTCACAGTATCGCACTCTCCATGATCGAGATCAACAAAGAGTTGCGCGAGGCCCGCCGTACCCAGACCAAGGCTTTCCGGTTTACTAAGCAGGAGACTCGATGGCCAAACAGCCACACACCACCACCACCGGTTCCTGAGAAGCGCACATTGTGGGATTGGTTGAGAGGTTGGGCCACGGCCTGAGGTTAATGAAAGACTGGTGGGTCATAGCTCTTTGGACTGTAGGAAGATTTATGAAGATGCGATCCACTAGCTACTGCGCCGATCCTCCTAAGGGCTTTACCAGCGACGGCTGCTCCATGTTCCCAGATGGTGACTGGGGAGGTTGTTGCTACGACCACGATCTTATGTACTGGCGGGGTGGCTCGTGGCGTGACCGGTGGTGGGCTGATAGAAAGTTGCGCCAATGTGTTGCGGCCAAAGGTGGGTTCTGGTATAGCGTCCTCGCTTGGATCATGTGGGTAGGCGTTCGTATAGGGGGGATGGCCATCTGGCCTACCAAGCATCGTTGGGGCTACGGCTGGCACTACCCCCAATGCAAGCGGAAATTTCGCTATCTCAGCGGTGGTCCTGGAGCCATTCAAAAAATAATCTCAAAAAAGGATTGACATTCAGGAGAACCTCCTGTATAATGGTACCCATCATGAAGAACGCACATACTTATTCGACAGAAACCTTTCAGCCGACGCGGCTTGAGCGGCAGCACCAACTGCTCGAAGACACGCGAATTCGGCACTCTGAGACGCTGCGCGCATTGGCCAATTTCAAGCCTGAGCGGGGCGACGGGTGGATGAACTAGAGCAATCATGCTCGATCAAGGTTCAGCCCCCGGCAGAAATGTACGGGGGCTTTTTGTTACAAGAGTTTGTTCTGGGCAAGGCACAAGGCGTGCCGGATGGCTGTTAACCATTGCCGAGTTAGGTTCGATTCCTAAGCCCAGAGCCAAGATGATGCTGAGTGAACAGGCGTGTCCGTGGGGGATCATAACCCCTATCGCGAGGGTTCGAATCCCTTCTCAGCGACCAGTGACGCGGGGTGATAGCAGCGGCAGCTTGCTTGGTTCATACCCAAGAGGTCGAGGGTTCGAGTCCCTCTCCCGCAACCAAATATATGGGATTAGCTCAGTCTGGTCAGAGCAGGGGTCTCCAAAGCCTCGTGTCAGGAGTTCGAATCTTCTATCCCATGCCAGTAACGCCGGTTCGTCCAGTGGCTAAGACACGCGGCCGATAACCGTGGAACATGGGTTCGAGTCCCATACCGGCAACCAAAACGGGTGAGCACTGCGGGGACGAGTGCTTCATGGCCTACGAGGCAGCAGCCGTGAAATTATCTGGGATTAGCTCAGCATGGTCAGAGTGCCTGCCTTGGAAGCAGGAAGCCATTGGTTCGAATCCAATATCCCAGACCAAAATTATGGTGGGCAATGACCAACTGGTGTTGGCTCCTGTCTGTGAAACAGGATCTGGTGGGATCGTAACCCACTGTTCACCCCAAAATATCGGGCCTTGGTCTAGTGGACAAGGACGCCTGCCTCTCAAGTAGGAAGTCACGGGTTCGAATCCCGTAGGCCCGGCCAAGACAAGTCACGGGGGTGGCTCAGGGTGCAAGCTGGTTTCCCTTGCAAGGAGACTGTAGGGTGGGTTCGAGTCCCACCTCCTCCACCAGAACGTCGTCAGACGTAAAACGAGGCGTTACGGCACGCCTATCCTTAGAACGCCACGGTGGGATCGACCGGTAATCAGTCTAAGGAGGACTCAGTGAGCGGCAATTAGGCCCCAGCCCGTAGGATCGTCGGGTCGAGGGAGACGCCTCTTCCTTGGGTATCACTGAGAAGGACGACAGAAGAGTATACTCGGTTAGCTGAGGGGATTAGCATCTGTTTTACACGCAGAGGACGTAGGTTCGATTCCTACACTGAGTACCAAATATGCGGAGGTAAAGTCGGGGGTTCCGACAAGCGGTCTGTAACACCGTGCCTTTCGAGGGAGTGGTTCGAGTCCATACCTCCGCACCAAAATTTCTCCGAGAGTACGGCTGTAGCGGTCGGAGGGTACGGGGACAAAGGCGGATTAGGGTTACAGGGTATCTTCCCCCGCCGCGCGAACAGGACACGGCTTTTGACTAGCTAACTTGAGCCCCTGATCGCGGTTGGTTCCCCCAAACATGGTTTCGTGGCTCAACTGGATAGAGCACTACCCTGCGAAGGTAGAGAGTGAAGGTTCGAGTCCTTCCGGGACCACCAAGTTATGACGCGGCCTTATCGGGAGGTAGGGAAACGGAGCTGGCCTAGGCGGCACCTGAAATGGAAGCCGTCTCGCCAGGAGATGCGCCCAGTCGTATCCTGCGTCACCGAATATGCTTCCGTAGCTCATATGGAGTAGAGCGCCTGGCTTCGAACCAGGAGGTGGTGGGTTCGACTCCTACCGGGAGCACCAAATATGGATGGTTGGCAGAGTGGTAATGCAGCAGTTTGCTAAACTGTAGTACCGAAAGGTACCGAGGGTTCGAGTCCTTCACCATCCGCCAAGTTTGGTATGCGCTAGCGTTAATGTGTTGATAGTCGGGGGTACGCTCCCCGCGCCATAGAAATATGCTTCCTTGGTCTAGCGGCTTAGGACGCCCGCCTGTCACGCGGGAGGTCACGGGTTCGAATCCCGTAGGGAGCGCCAGGTTTGCCGGGTTGGTGTAGTTGGCCGCATAACTGTTTCGTAATCAGACGGAAGGGGTTCGATTCCTCTACTCGGCACCATGATGCCAGTCTAGTTTAATTGGCTAAAACGCCGGTTTTGTACTCCGGTAGATTTCGGTTCAAATCCGAAGGCTGGCTCCAGTTAAATGGATCAGTGGCTTGAAGGGGAAGCGGCAGACTCTTAATCTGCTACATGTGGGTTCGAATCCCATCTGATCCTCCAAATAAGAAAGGCAAGATGATGAACACGGTACCAAAGATCGGCCTGGACTACAAGGTGATCAAGCAGTTCATTCGGGATAGCCACCCGGAGAGCGTGGTTATGATCGGCTGCGATTCGGTTCGTAAGGCCACAGGAAAGAACAAGGCGTCCGCGCTTTACTCTACTGTGGTGGTGATCCGTAAGGCCAGTGGTGCCGGTGTGTTCCATGGCTGCAAGGTGTTCGGTGCTAGTGTTCGCTTGCCTGACTACGGCAGAGTGGTCAAGAGTGGTAAGCTGGCGAACCTGAAGCTGCGTCTGTTGCAAGAGGTGACCTTCGCGCTCGAAGCGTTCGACGGTGTACAAGAGGCCATCGAGGACCGGCCTTTTGAGATTCATTTGGACATTGCGTCCGACCCCCGCTGGGAGAGTAACGTCGCAATGGCTGAGGCACGGGGTTACGTGCTTGGAGTGACAGGTCGTGAGCCTGAGTTCAAGCCGATTGCTCCGGCAGCAAGTTTCGCAGCAGACATGCACGCACACGGTCTGTTGTAGAGTAAATGCTCGTATGGTGGAACGGTAGACACGCTAGGTTGAGAGCCTAGTTCTTAACGGAGTGCAGGTTCGACTCCTGCTATGAGCACCAAGTTCGCGGTCGCTTAAAGGAAAAGCGCCTCCTGAGCGGAGGAGATGCAGGGCTCGTACCTTGTCCGTGATCCAAAGTTATGTCCTGCTGGCGGAATGGCAGACGCGCCGGGTTCAAATTCCGGTCCTCGTAAGAGGGTGAAGGTTCGAGTCCTTCGTGGGACACCAAGTTATGCGGGTATGGGCAAATGGTAAAGTCGCCTGGTTTAGACCCAGGAGTTTTGTAGGTTCGAATCCTACTACCCGCACCAAATATGGATAGTTGGCTGAGTGGGTTAAGGTGCTCGCCTGGAAAGCGAGTGAACTTGAAAGAGTTCCGTGGGTTCGAATCCTACACTATCCGCCAGAATATGGATGGCTAAGCCGAAAGAGTTTGGGTAACGGCAACTGTCTTGAAAACAGTAGGCCCCTAAGAGGGGTGTGTGGGTTCGAATCCTACGCCATCCGCCAAGATATGCTTGGGTAGCTCAGTGGTTGTAGAGCGGTCGGTTGAAGCCCGGCGCGTCGGTGGTTCGAATCCATCTCCAAGCACCAACATTGCCGTGGTAGCTCAGTGGCAGAGCATTCCCTTGGTATGGGAGAGGTCGAGGGTTCGAATCCTTCTCGCGGCACCAGAATTTGTTGCTGGGTAGTTTAGTGGTAGAACGTCTGGCTCTGAACCAGGTAGCGAGGGTTCGAATCCTTCCCCGGCATCCAACGGCGTGTAGCTCTAACGGATAGGCGCCTGCCTTCTAAGCAGGAACATGCGGGTTCGAATCCTGTCACGCCGACCAATTTGACGGGGTATAGTTCAGTGGTAGAACTGGGCGCTCATAACGCTTTAGTCGGGGGTTCGATTCCCTCTACCCCCACCAACATATGGATCTGTGGCTTGAAGGGGAAGCGGCAGACTTTTAATCTGCTACATGTGGGTTCGAATCCCTCCAGATCCTCCAATGCTCCTGTGGTGAAATGGCAGACGCGCCGGGTTTAAATTCCGGTTTCTGAAAAGAAGTGTGGGTTCGAATCCCTCCAGGAGCACCAGTTTATTGCCGGGTCGTCTAACGGTAGGACCCCTGCCTTTGAAACAGGCTAATGTTGGTTCGAGTCCAACCCCGGCATCCAATATGTGCTCTTAAGGTAACATTAACCGGCTTTATGTGCTCTTAAGGCAACATGTGGCAGTCGTCTAACTTTCAACGTTTGACATGAGTGAAAGTATAGTGTATAATAGAAGGTATGGTAAGAATATGCACTAAATGTAGGGAGGAAAAAACCGTTAGCGATTTCGCTTTCAGGAATAAAGCATTAGAGAAATATGCTTCAAATTGCAAACAGTGCCAGAAGGTAATGAAGGATAATCATTATCAGAAAAACAAGAATGTTTATAAGAAAAAAGCAAAACGACACAATAGAAAACAGTTAACTAGATGGCATGAATTTAAGTCAAAATTATTTTGCACAGAATGTGGAGAGCACAGAGCTGCCACTTTAGATTTTCACCATCCTAATAATGATAAGGATTTCACCCTAGCACAATTGGTTAATGGTAGATATGGATGGGGTAGGATAATGCAAGAAGTTGAAAAATGTATTGTTTTATGTTCTAATTGCCACAGGATACTGCACGATACGGAGCGTTCGTCTAGCGGCCAGGACCCCTGACTTTCAATCAGGAAAACATCGGTTCGAATCCCGTCTGCCACTCCAACATGGTTCCGTAGCTCAACTGGATGAGCGTTCTCCTCCTAAGAGAAAGGATGTAGGTTCGAGTCCTACCGGGACCGCCAAAATAGCTATTGACTTTCGGCCACGGCTGGAGTATAATGGTTGTTGAGTTCGGTGATGTTGACCGAAGACATTCAGGACCGGGGGGCAGTACCCCGCGCCTCCACCATAAGCAGCAGACGTTAGCTATCTGTATCGAGCTTACCCGTCATAGCCATTGAATACAGGGATAGCGCCCTGTACGTCAGACGGGTGCTGCTTTTGATGGGGGCGAATCAGGATCGACTGATGGGCTAGTGATGCGGAGAACTCCGGGATGGTTCCCACGTAGCGGACCACCAACTCTAAACGCAAACGATAACGAAGCGTATGTGGAACTCGCCCTCGCGGCGTAATCTCCACGGGGTTTGAGGGGCACCTAGCAACAGAAGCCCCTCCCTTTAAGGACCCCCATGAAAACGTTTGACCGCCTCCTCTCCTGGCTTTACACGTGGCGCCTATTCGGTTCCAGATGTTCAGACTATGAGGAGAGCTGCGCGTGCTGCGAGGCATGGAAATTCCACGACGAGCTGTAAATATAGGGTTTGACCACCCCGGCTCAATCTGTTAGAATACCATTTTCACGCTCATATGGGAGGTAGACATGCTGGCAGCACTCCAGGCATTAGCCGTGGCTATGCAAGATATCGTTACGCTCGTGCCACAAGTCATTACCGAATTAGGCAACCTTCAAACCTTTCTCGGCACAATCTAGCTGCAAAGCCATCTGGACTAACCGGGCAGCAGGTATTTTTGGAGCGCGGGATGCCCTCGTGGCCATGTTGCAGTGTGCTCTGGCCGCACTCATGGTTGAAGTCATACACGACTTTATCGCGTTTAAAAAAGTGAACGCAAAAATCGCAGCACGTTTAAACGACGGCTGGGAGATGATCTTCTGTACCCCAGTGACAGCCAGCCCCGGATCTCAGAACCGCGAGGCCCAGCTCCTTTGCATCTTTAAGAAGGGGAGTCCTTAGGGTAATCCCCAATCTTGGTACCCTCCGGAAGGTTAGGATGGTTTAACTTAACCTCAGCCAGAACATTTACGTAGTTGTGACCCAGCTCATCGAGGTCTATATCGTGCATGATGTCTGCCAAAAGGTGTAAGAAATTCCGGTGCCCACTCTTGTCCTTCGGGACACGACCCCGTAGAGTGCGCCAGCCGTCTTCAGCCTTATAGTCTACGGCGTACTCATGGAGCGAGCCAGCGGAGTGAACCCGCATATGGCCAATCTGGATCGGATCGTTCTGGTATCCAAACGGGCGGATGTTAAATTCAAATGTCATCGCCATCTTCAAACTCCTCAATGCTTTCGAAACTGATCTTGAGTTTCTTTGCCATGTCTTCGGCCAGGGATTCTACCTTCTCCATACCAGACCACCCGTCTTCGTCATGATTGGCATAGCAGATACACTCCCCATCCACGAAAATCTCGATACTCTCATCGTCGGTTCTTTTAACCTGAACCCTTGCCATCTTCACTCTCCTTATGTTTTAGTGAACACTCCGGGCCACACAGTGGCTTGCAGAGCTGAGGTACGAACAGAACATTCTGTATCATGTCCGGCATAAACATATGCGTCACAAGCGGACGAACGATACTCCACTGCGGCGCCGTCATCCCTACCCAGTACAGCGATCCTGTGGCATCATCACCGCAGACTACACAGTCGCCGACCGCTTCCTCATATAGTTCCAGCTCCATTAGCCTAAAGAATGTTCCAAGGCGTTGAGAGCATCTAAACTGTCCTGTCGCGCAGTATCAACCAAGAAAATTTTGTCTCCTGGTTCGCTCTCTCGGGCTACCCAAACTGTATCACCAGATCGGTAACAATTTACTTCTGGAGAAGACAACTCAATTTGGAGCAAGGTCTCTCCCGTATATCTGTCAAGAAAAGTTCCGATAGTCATAATCTCCTCCTTAGATTTCGCAGTGGCCTGCGCTACACGCCAGCTCACGGCTTCCAGTTGTGTGATCTTCATTCTCGTAATCACCCAGCTCCTCAGCCATGTCGAACTCTCCGGGCATCTTAGACATCATTACTTCATGAACGTTGAATGTGATCTCCTCGTATGGAGCCTGCTTATAGATGTGCTCACTGTATGGTAGGAACGATACGCCGCTCATGCCATCGAAGTTATCGTAGGCCCAGCCGCCAACAGAAGGCCACTCGCGCTCCCTGGCGTAAACCGTGAGCGATACTTTATGCTCACACCAATGATTTTGAAAGACCTTCGCATGCTCTAGCTGCTCGATAGCCGTGATGTCTTGACGGAACACCGAAGTCTTCGGAGCCTTACGAGGGAAATCGAACACAAGGTTCTGTGGGTTGGTCACGTCAATAGCACACATGAACCCCTTGGCTTCAAGCATCTTTGCCACGGGTCCGTCTTTGTCTTCACGAACGCGACGAATGTAATACGGGCTCCACGCTGGATGGATACCACTCTCGTCTATTCCCACGAGCTGGGTGGCCGTGCCCTCTGGCTTTACGCAGGTCACGGCTGTGCTTTGAGGGATGCCCAGGCGCTCGGCCCACTCCTTATTGGTTCCGACCGCGACTTCCTTTAGGTGCTCCAGTACATCTGGCAGGCGCTTCCAGTCAGCCTTAGTGCGAGCGGCCAGGATCGGGTTGCCCATGATGCCGGTCATGCTTACGCCTAGTAGACGCTCCTCCTCACAGTTGGCCGACCATGCCTTGGTGACGTAGCGGAACTTGGTGAGGCATGACTGCCACGTCCCGAGGATTGTCGCCAGCCTGATCTTTTCCGCCATGCTCTCGACCGTATCCGTGGCTCGCATGATAGTGGTGGACAGGTTGCAGAGTTGCTTAGGCCGCATGATAATCTCGGAGCACGGGTTGGTCCCGAAGTCTATGGGATGTGGCTCCGCGCCATTAGAGTAGAAACCCTTGCGACGGCCGGACTTCATGGCTTGCTCACGGGCAGCCTCACGGTTGAAGATGCCACGCTCACCGCTCTTGCTGTGGTACAGCGCCAGCCACTCCTCCATGAATTGACCAACCTCCGGCGTTTCCGTGTAGGCCACCGAGTTGTTGCTGATGCGTCGCCATGGGGTCAGCTCATGCCACTCGCCGGACTTGGCGTCACGCATCCGCTGGTCAGAGAGGTTGGACAAGCTGAGTAACGCAGAACGGCGAACGCCTCCTACGACTACGCACTCTCCGATCATGCAGACCAGATCGTGGCACTCGGCGCTCGACAGTTTGCGGCCCACGGCCCCCTGAAACAAACGGATCGTGAACGTGAACAGATCTACCAGTGGTTGAGGCCCGCTCGCGGTACCCCCCATGGTGAACAGGCGAGAGCCCTTAGGACGAACCTTTGACATATCCCATGAGGGAATACGCCCAGCATAGAGTAGGCCAAGGAGTTCCCGATACGCCTCGGCCCAGCCCCTCTTGGAGTCGCGCACTACGATTTGAATGCCGCTCTCGTCAAGCCGTTCGGGGACGGAGGAGAGCTGATTCACGTACTGGCGTTCCACTGAGAAACCAACGCCGGTCGAGCACATCAGAATGAACAGGATTTCGTCGAAAGCCCTGATATCATTGATGGGTCGATAGGCGCAATTGTATCCTGCGAGATGGTCACGGCTGAGCGCATTGCCAGCAGTCATAAGGCAGCGCATCGAAGGCATGACCTGAAGGTTTATAATCCCATTACGGAGCTGACCAATCTCTCCGGTCTCCCCTCCACGGGTGATCCAATCATCTCCGAGACCGGCGTCGTGATGTTCGTTCAGATATGGAACGAAGAAGTTAAAGTATCGGTCTACGGTTTCGTCCCAAGTCTCTCTTCTACCTACACTATCATCCCAGCGGGCGTAACGTGACAGGTGTATGAACTGCTGGTATGGTGTCGGCAGCATGGTGGAAATCTCCTAATTTTTGAGTGGATGAAAGAAGCCCCCATCATACCAGACGGGGGCTCTCAGAGCAAGCTGTCGGCGTTTAGATATGTTTAATTGTGGTGTCCGCCTTCTCCACCTTCTCCACCTTCTCCGCCTTCTCCGCCGTCATCATCGTCGTCACCGTGTTCGCCGCCGTCATCACCATCGTCGCCATCGTCGCCGTCGTCTCCGTCATCGCTGTCATCGCTGTCATCGGTGCCACCAGCAGGGCCGCTAGGCTCACCGCCTCCAACAGGACCGCTAGACTCAACGCCCCTGTCATCGTCCTCGCCCCTGTCAAAGGGCTCACCCTGCTCACAACGCCACGGCTGAGGCAAATCGAGCCCGCACCACTTCGCACTTGCCGGAACTGCCGCAACTGACAGCAGTCCGATTGTAGTTAGAAAAGTCTTTATTTTCATCGTCGCCTCCACCTCGGTTATACGGATTTCTCCGCGATTATGTCTTCAGGTTTACCATGCCGCTCGGGATACCGGCCGCATATCTTGAAGACGTTGGCCTCCATCACCTCTTCTAAGGTGACGCCGTTAGTCTGGAGCATCAGGGCATAGTACCAAAGTACGTCTCCTAGTTCCTTAATCAGCGCGTCCCGATCCATCTCCTTGCCGTGGAACGCGACCTTCTTGGCGTGGTCACAAACTTCCCCGGCTTCGCCGCCCAGGCCCATACCAGCCAGCATCAGACGCTCGCGGTAGGTGTCGTCTTCCAGTTTCACACCGGCATTGACGAACTCTTGGTAATGCTCAAACTTCATGTTGGTCTCCTTCCAGGTAAGCGTCCTTGGCTTCAGGAATACGTTCGAAGATGCCGTCCACTGCCACTTGAAGATCGGCGCGTAGCTTGATCATGTCAGTCTTGGGCGGGCGGTCATCCACCCATCTATCTTGGATCATGGCATCCCGAAGCACGGCCAATGAGGCGATGGCTTTGGTGACATGGTTCAGCTTTGACTCTTCGTCAATGTCCTCCCCCTCCCACCACTGGTCAATGTGACCTTTGGCCGCGTCCACATAGACAGACGCGCGAACGCCAGCGATACGATAGTTGTGCCGACCGTACTTGCGGGCACCCTCCAGCATGGCCACGCCCAGTTCCCAAATGATAGTCGTGGGCACGGTGCAATACTGTCGCCATTTCTTTGTGCCAACGGCGTCCTTGGGGTTGGTGTCTTTGACAGACAAAAGAGTGGGCGCAGGTATTGGAAGTGGGTCAAGAATGGGCTGACCAGGTATACCCTCTTGCACGCAACCGCCAGGCATAATATTCTTCGGCCGCATGTCCCACTCCTCAGTCTTGTCGCGCAGCCCATGAGGGTTCGGGTGGCCTATTTTTATGAGTTGTTCGGGCGACAGTAGCATACCGGCGGCATGCTTTTCCTTCAGCACATCTACGCTCCCCAACCCGTCATTCTTAGCTCCTTCATCCAATGTTTTAGCATACGGCGTTTGGGGCGCACGGCGAGGAACTATTCTCTCAGTTTTCTCCGGGCCAAAGTTAATCCGGCCCACCGTTATTTTGGGGGATACGCTTTCACGTTCGTTACACTCACACGGTACTGTGTCACAGGCTCCACACGTTTCATACCCCATGGTCAGAGCCCCGGTGTCAGAAGCAGGCTCACGATGTTAGCGGCCTCTTCCAGGGAGTCAACCCGCCAGCCTTGAATGTCCTGGGCCATCAGATGATGAACGTTGGGATCGTCCTCTGGCCCGATACATAGCACCGGCTTCTGGAATGCGTGGGCGTATCCATACTCGATCATGGTGCCGCCCGACAATATGCCGTTGCTCTCCAGGAAGCAGGCGATCATGGCGTCACATGTTTTCACGTCGTTAAAGTCCCGAGAGTTGATCCCCTTGGAACTGGTCATAGCATTGTCGGGGTAGCCCTTGCCCGAGGTGAGAACGCCGAAGCTTCTCAGCATATCCTTCCCGCGCATCGGACTGTTGCAGTGAATATGCTCGGGCATCAACGAGGCGAAATCTTTGCGCCAGCCGTGGCGGGCCTCGTCATGCGTGAGTCCTGTTATAGGACCTGCCAAATAAATCATCTTGCTAGGAAATATCATTGTTCACTCGTCCTTATGCGGTGGCAATTGGCACATCGAACATCACACTTGGCCACTTCAGCAAGCAGACGTTCATCAGAGTATCGACTATACGATTTAGATATCGTAAACGATTTTATTTTTGGGTCACGATGATCGAAATCTAACGCGATTGCATGATGGTTATAGCCACAATCGTAACATCCTCTTTCTAACTTTATGGCCCTCAGCATTTCTTTCTGACGGGTATACCTTACCTTGACCCCAGCTCTAATAGTTTCTCTACTCTCAGGCTTGGCCGCCCACCCCTTCTGCGCACGTAACCTCGTGGCTTTTCCTTTCGAGGTTTTAGCATACCTCTGCTGCGTGGCTTTTCCTTTCGAGGTTTTAGCATACCTCTGCTGTGGGGTTTCTTTTGTCATCGTTCTCCCATTGTTGGGTACCATTATACACCATAAGGTGCCGAAAGTCAACGAAATTTTTATCCTTTAAAACCCTTGAACCCTATGCCGGTCCAGTGAGAGCTGTCGAAGTATGCCGAGTAGATCACCGCGCCAACCTCATGGTTCAGGTCTGCTTGGATGACACCGCTCGATACGTTGCGGGCTCCAGTCTCGTCCGCCCACTCTTGGATCAGTGCCTTAATGGTGTCAGGGTGGAAGTCTTCTATAAGGTCGCCACCCAGAACCAGACGATACTTTCTGTAGTTCTCGTTCATGCTGCCTCCTTCATGAGAACTGCCTTCATCCCTGCTCGGTACTTTCCATTGCGCATAGTAATCATGGCGCGCTTACCGTTGGCGTAAGTGAGAATGTGCGAGTGTGACCAGCTCGATAGGCCCTTATTGTATTCCAGGTCCATGAGGCTCGACGTGCCCGCCTGCCAGATGCCCTCGACAATGCCAGCGGTGTGGCTGTGTCCAATGTTAGCGCGGCGTCCCATCTTGGCAAAAGACCTGATGTTACCACGGCCACCATTAGCACCGAGGTGCCCGTGCATTCCGCATTCGATTCCCCCGTGGGCATCATCGCAGATCACATAGCTCTCGTCCTCGTCAAGGAACTGCACGTTGCCCTGATACTTGAACTCAGTGATCTCGTCGTGCTGTTCCCACCAGTGTCGCAACATATGGAAGTCGTTGTTGTCGTTTGCAATAGCATACAGCTTGGCGTGAACGCTCTCCATGTAGAACATCATGTTGACGGGATCATGCTTCCAGTCAGATTCACGTAGCCAACGTTCCAACGCCCTATCGTGGTTGCTGTCCACCAACACGTGACGGGTGTCTGGCCATCTCTCAGCCTGACGAGATATGTAAGACATAGCGTTGTTGACTTCCACCCGCACGTCTTCCTTACCGCTCATGTGACGCTTGAACCGCTTGAAGGGGTCCTTGCTGTCGTGGTGATTGCGTGTACCGAAGTTGATGATGTCATGATAGAAAGTGTTGCGCGGATTGAGTGCGTCATGAACGGCGGCTTGGAGCAGGTGAACGGTTGGGTCTTTCTTTTCCTCGTGGATGTCCCCCAAAGTTAAACTTTCTATGCGATGGCCGGTGGTGACTTTGCCGTCTTGCACCTTCACATCCAGATCGTAGAACGTTCCATCACTGTCGGCGCTTATCTGACGAACGAACCAGTCTCCGTCGCTGTCAACCTCGATCAGAGCCGCGCCATAGCAGTGGTGAAACTCGGCTTTAAGACCCGCACCTTTCTGTATGTAATTGCGCATTGTGATTGTGCCGGTAGTGTAGTTGAACTTCGCAGGCTCATGCTTTGAAGTAGGTACACTCTCCATGCACAATTTCACGTGTGGAAAAATGCCGGACTTCTGACCAGTGTAGACTTGGAAGCCGGACAGCGGGTTAACTGTAGTTGGGCTACGCTGCCACTCGCCACACCACACGAGGCCGGGGGCTAGTTCTAACCGCTCGTCAGACACGTGGTTGAATACTTCCTCTGGCCATACGTAGCGATCCGAGCCGTACAGTTTTTCAGTGTTATCATCAACACCGTGTTCCATCCGTTGATCAGAGTAGGACGTGGACCAATACGCCTTGTCGCCGCCACGGTTGAGGCCCGACCGCTGGTAGGCAAACCGGCTCACCAAAATCTCAGCGCCCATATGCTCAGCGAAGGCGACGAGGTTCACGTACAGTTCCTCGTGAAGGTAAGTGTTGTTCTGTGCAGAGGTGCAGAGGTACCGCTTGACCTTACCTCTCTTTGGCAGGATGCGGGTTGGCGTTTGTTTGGCTTTTCGCTGACCTTCGATGCGAGGCTCAGGGATCGGCGTTACCACTTCACCGTTGCTCTTACGTCCAACTCGAAGTGGCTGGATCAATCCCAGCTCGACGGCTTCAAGGTACACGTTGCGAGTGGAGTTGTATTTGTTGCCGGTGGCCTTAGAGACAGCCTTGATGGAGCCGTCCCGCTTGTACGCTTTGACAAATTGTTTCGGGGTCATGCCACGGGGTCTTTCATCTGCTTAGCAGCTAAATAGCTAAGGGCGCATTCTTTTGCCGCCTGTGAGAGTGCAGGGGGGACCGCGTTCTCGGCTTTACCCATAAAAAGAGCGGTAGTTACATAGAGTTCATAGTGTCCTGTATCTGTGAAACGTCCTAAAGCCCACTCCACATATCCACCGATACCGAAGCCCCCATACATGACAGTAACCTGTTTTGCATAATTCTCATAAACGGTAAAAACACCGCCACTGTAAGCATCATGAAAATATACTTCACTTCCAGGGGTGGGACACAGCGTTGGCTTTGTCATGACTATACCTTTGTTAGTTTGTCGAAACCATATTTGGCGATCAGAGATGCTTCAGCCACCCCATCTTTCTTCCCCCCTCTTGGCCCACGGAAATTCCGTCCAGGGAATAACTGCTCGGCGCGAAGGCAGGACGCTTCTTTGGAGCCGAGGCCCACCCCCATCGCTTTCATCCAAACAGTTGGCGTGACCAGATCGTAGGGGAGCAACTTGGCCACGATCATACCACGTAATCCGCCATAGATCGAGCCGAATTTGAATGCGCTAGAGCCGCCGTCCAAGGGCCGGGCATTCACCCTCTCCAGGAAAACGTGATCGGCCCAGAAGAAAAGTTCATCCCACTGCTGGTTGAGGTTGGACCAGAGCACCTCGCGTCCCCTACCCGTGGACTTGACCGCAGGTATCTCAAGGATATTCTGCAATCCCTTCTCATTGTAGAGGGCAAGGGCTCCGTCAAGACCAGGGTCAATTCCGAGTACGTTCACGTGCCTTCTCCTGAAGGTATGCTGCATGCTCTCCGTTGATGATTGTTCCGCGTTCTGTGTCAAGGGTGTGCATTATGGCATTCGCGAACCACGTGATCATCAAACCTTCATCCACCTTTACGTTAGGATTTAGCTGGCAAAAAGCTGCCGCCCACTTAGAAGCATCTAGCCCCATCTCATGTAGCAAATCGGGCTCATTCAATTCTTTATATTTCATGTCTTCAATCCTTCGATAATTCTCTTCGCAGTCTGCACCTTCTGAAAGTGATCCGCTGCCCAGACTGCTTTGACCGCTGCGTAGGAGGGGAACGCGAGGAGCTGCTGCTTGAACGTTGGCTTCATAGTCGGCCCAAACACTGCGCGCGCCACAGCTCTCCGACATGCATGTACACCCATAGGGTTCAGCGGCTTGGGCGGTGCCTTCAATTCTGCACCCTCTGCGTTCAATGCAGCTAGGGCCTCGGGAGATAGCTCTATTTTCATGTTAAATCTCCAACCCATAGAAGCTGCTTGTGGCCCCAAAAGCAAGAGATGCCTGGTGGCCAGATTGAGATCGTTAGTGTGAATTCTGGTTCAGGTACCTGAACGCCGTGGAACTTCACCTTAGGCTCCCCTACGTCGAGAGTGAAGCTGGTCCAGTCGGTAAAAAATCCCCACTTACACGGCCACCGTACCTCACCCCAGCACATATGGCGGGAGAAATGGAACCGTTTTTCACGTACCTTCTTTGCTGCCCGAACTGCTTCATAATCTGGAGCTAGTTCCTCATAAGCTTCGCGCACGCCCTCCTTAGAGAGAAGTTCCGCCTTGAAGGTCTTCAGTTTCTTAGTCATGATTACATTCTACACCACCTCGCCACAAAAGTCAAGTAAAATCAGACCTTACGGTACCGGGTGATCACTCCCCCCTCCACTGCCACGGGACAACCTCGCGCCCACGGTGGGCTGATCGCCATGAGTTGCTCGAATTCATCCTGGCTGCCGAAGTCCTTGTCATCCTCAGAAATGATCTCGTCGTGGACTGTCAGCACGATCCGATAGCCAGCGATCTCAACCCGGATCATTGCCTCAGCCATAAGGTCGCGGGCGATGGCCTGGACCACGTTCTCAGTGAGCATCCCCCCGTAGGTACGAACCCGGCCCCATGAGCCACCCTTCTTATTGTCGCGGCCCATGTACGTGAGACTATCGCGCTTGGGACCACCCCATGGCGGAACGATCCGCTCGACGATGGGCTCGTAGTACCAGATGCGGCGACCGTTTGGCAACAGACATGCCAGCCACCGGCCAGCAGCGTCGTCGATCAGCTCATATACGATGTTGTTGTAGCTGTGCGCCTTGCCTGTCTTGACAGTGGCGATGGCTGCCTCCTGGAGGCCGTACCAGAGCCACTTGACTTCTTGGTACTTGTCACGATAGAGGTTCACCATGCCCTCGGCTTCGATATCTGTCAGTACCACGCCGTAGTCTTTCTCGGCCTGATATTGCAACTTGGGGGCGCCCATCTGATAGCCGCAGCCCAACACAGTAATCTTGCCAAGCTGTCGTTCATGGCTGTGCTCTGACTTCTTGACTTCGAAGCCGACTAGATCACTTGCGGTCACACAATAGATGTCTTCACTCTCACCCCTGTCCGACTTGGCGAACACGTCGAGCCCCGTCTGGCAGTTGGCTACCCAGAAGGTAACCCGTGCCTCGATGGCGCTGAAGTCACATACATGATAGACTTTGCCGGGGTCGGCGACGAACATGCCACGTAAGGAACTGGCGACTGCTTCCATGGGCTTATCGTAACTGTCCAGATCGTTGTTCATGATCTGCTCAATCAGATAGTCCATGTCAAGGAATTTCTTACCCTTGGCATTCTCCTTATTCGTGACTGTGGCGCGCGGGAAGTTCTGCGGCTGCACGAGGCGACCAGCCCAGCGACCGGTGCCTGCACCATGGTACTGAAGAAGCCCCCGTACCCTTCCGTCGCGGCCAACACAGTCGCGCATCTTCTCTAGCTTACGCGTGCTGGCCTTGGCAAGCTGAGACCGGATCACAAGGGCGCGCAGGGTGTCCTCGGGCATAGCGTCTTTGTAGATGTATTCCCCCTCCTTACCCTTGCGCGTCCACTCCTCGATGGTTTCCTTTTTCAGGTCAGTGATTGACTTCAGCCCGTTAGCTTGAAGCCATTTAAGCATCCTATCCCGTTGGGTGGCCCTTTCTACTTCGCCACTGGTAATCTCTTCCAGTTCTCCGTTCAGCTTTCCCGTGATCGCGGTGGTCAGCTCGAGCGCCTTCTCCACGGCTGGCATGTCGAGCCGTACACCACGTTGGTTG